GGCCATCCCCTTGGACTCGTCACGGCGTGACTTCATGGACTGCTTGAATTTCTTCTTGCGGCCTCTCTCGCCAAGGGACTCGTCCAGTCTATCCGAGTAACCCTGTTTCTTTTTTCTCATCATTGTTCTCTTCCTTTTTTGTGGCCATACCTACCACGCATGCCTTGATTCTGAAGTTCTGTCAGGTCCGGCTTAACCCGTGTGTCTGCTTTAGAGCGCTTAAGAGCCCACCGGGAGAGCCCGGGAACGGATTCTTTGGCGATCTTCAGAGCCATTCCTTTTGGTCTAATCATCGACTAGTCTTTCATGCTGCGAACGACTGTGCGGTGGTTCTCACGCGCTTGCCGATCGATTCCGCTCATGGTGTCGTCGTACTCATAGGGCATGCTACGCATCTCTTCGCCTACCGAGTACTGGATGTGTCCTTGAGGAAGGTTCGCCACCGCTGAGTGGTCCTCTTTGATTTCTCTATATTCACGTTTGCTCATTGCTCTCTCCTTCGGCTGCTACATACAGCTCTTCTGTTGATGGGGTGCTCACGTTTATCTTGTCGATCACTTCTTCGTTCGACTCCGCCTGCTTCACTTTAGAATACATATCATAAAGTTGACCAAGATGGGAAACATCCATCTCGTCGAGCTCTTTCATCGCCTTAACTGCGTCTAGAGCGCCAAGCTGTCGGTCTTTCTCAGCTTCTGCAAGTCTCTCGACCGCAAGAGCTCTGTTTTCCTCTGTTCGGGAGGCTCTTTCGATGCCTAGACCTGCGTTTGCTTCTGCTCGAGCCTGGAGGTCGCGAATCTTGGCCTCTTTCTCTTTAAGCTCCATCTGGAGCTGAAGCTTGGTGAGCTCGCCCTGCTCTTTTTCCTGTGCTTCGAGAGCTTCGACAAGATCGGACTTGTTTTGGAGCGTGGAGGCCTCGATAAGGACGTTTGTAGGGATGGGGACGCCCATTTCACGAAGTTGCAAGAGCTGGGCAAACTGCATTTGCTGCTGAGTGGTGGTGTTAAGCCCTTCTTCAACGGCCGCGTCGTACTTTCCAAACGCCTTGTTGAAGAACTGAGGGGCTGGCTCTTCGCCTACGATCCTCTTGACCTTTCCCACGGAGAAGTTGGACTGCATGGTCTGTAAAAATAGCCGGCCTAGGAGCTTCTGAGACTCGTCTAGCTGATCGAACAGAACGTTTAGGGTGGTTAGCCCCGAGCCCTGACGGAGCATTGAGAGGACGCCGGCCTTGTCATCAGTAGCAGAGCCGAGCAGCTCTTCGTTCACTCCGGAGATCTGCGTGATCTCTTCTCCTAGGATCTTGGAGAGCTCGATCATGGAACCGGGAACGTTGGCCGGCTGAATCCGCTCTACGTCGGTCATCTGAGCATCTTCTTTTAGGGCTAGCCCTTTGCCTTGGCCCGACATGAAGACGTCATCGGGGTTTACCAGAGCGTTTTCCTTATACTTCCAGCCCGAGTTGATCTGAGACTCAAGGATGTCTAGCTCAATCACCTTCCGGCGGTTGTAGAGGAACTGAGCGTCTCTTAGGCCACGTACGACTCCCTGTATTCTCCAGGGAAAGTAGGGAATCTGGGGCTCATAGTAGCCAAGGACGGGAACAAACGGGTAGGGATCGATTCCCATGGGGTTTGGGCCGTGATAGAGCACTCGGTCCTGAACGCGGATGGCAAGCTTGGTAGTAGGAACGTCCTGGTCGACGGCTTGAATCTCTGGGTAACGGGCCAAAAAGAGCTCGAGGTCTTCGTCTTTTCCCTTCCATTCAAGCGCCTCACCGCTGCGGACGTCCACGAGAAGCTTTTGCTTCCGGTAGTCTTGATACCAGAACTCGTCGTAACGGAGGAGATTCTGCATCCCGTAGTTATAGGCTTCTGGAAGGAACTGAAACTTACCGTCGTTGAGCGCCCCTCCACGCATAGCCGCTATTGTGTTCTTGTGCTCGGGAAGGATGCTTTTTACGGCAGAGGGAGTGAGGTACTGACGGGTCATGACAAACGAGGCATCCGAGAGGTCGTGCTTGCGGAAGTAGGGATCGATCATGAATCCGTTGTAGGAGAGGTTCTTGACCTTGATGTCTCCTGAAATGGGATCGTTGCGGAAGTCTAGCCAGACGTTTAGGAGGTTCATCCCCGATGTTACAGCCCCCTCGAAGGCCTGAGAGATGGTCTCTAGCGTGTTGTCCTTTTCCATCGCCCACATCATCAGCTTGGAGTACTGAGAGGCGGCGACTTCGTCGGAGTTTTCCTGGGGAGTGACGATGGTCGACTTGCGGTTTTTTCTCTGATAGCCACCGATCATGTTGCAGACGCGCCGGATGCGGTTAAAGTTGAACTGTCGGCGTCTAAAAGCTGGAAGATTACCGTACAGGTCGTTCCAGAGCGTCTGGTCACCCGCCTTGAAGCGGGTGTCTATATCAGCTTCTGCCCAAAACGATTGGTGAACCGTGATGGCGTCAGCGTAAGTCTGTTCGATCCTCTCAGAGATGTCTTTGTCGTCTTCTGTATAGAACTGAGTGTAGCCGTTATTGGACTGAGGAAGGTATGTCAACGCCACTGTCCCTGGTTAGGGTCTTGGAAAACAGGAGGCAACTGAGCCCCGGATCCTTGAACGGCCATAGCGTATCTCCTGTTTAGCTCCTCGGCAGACAGTCCGTCTCGAGTCTTGGGCAAAGAAACCGCAAGGTACCGATAGGCATCGGCAGCGTGAGACGAGAAGTCGTGCAACGGGCGCGTCTTATATATCCGCTTTTTAGAATCATACTCTTGTCGGTAATTTTCAAGGGATTTTATGAGTAGATCGCACCGTTTCTGGTCGATCCAGAGCTTGCCAAAGAGGGAGCGGCCAGCTTCGATCCCGTCCGGTATAGGATACTCATCAGCTAGGGTGAACTTAACGCCTAGCTGTCTTGCTTTTTCTAATCTGGTGATGCCTGATCCCCACTCCCTCACCTTTATGTCGTGGGGGGCAATGTGCTTGCCATAGGAGTAGGGCTTGCTCTCTAGTACGCTCACATAGTGCTCGATCCCCTCCTTGGAGTTTTCGTAGTAGTCGATGATGCGTACCGTCTGCCCGATGGTCTGAAAGAAGATGATGGTCGTTGAGTCGCGCACCCCGAGGTCCCAAGCGGTATGCACTTTAAAGGCGCTCTCCCATGGAACGTCGCCTATCCTCTGCTCAAGGACAGCTTTATCGAGGTACTTCGCGTAGTAGGCCCCCTCGATACCTCGGGTATAGCTGCAATAGTACTCCTGGAGGATCATGTCCTCCGACATAATGCCCTCTCTTCGTTCGCGCTCGATCTCCTCTAACGGGATGTGCTGGGTATCTTCGACCGTTAGACGCATGTAGAACCAGTCGGGAGATCTTTCGGCGATCTGCTTGAGAGCCCACATGCTGTTTCTACCACGTGGCGTCGAGATTAGGAGCGCCCATCCGCCGTTGGCTACAAGAATAGGAGAGATGTACTGATAAGCGTGGGGGTCCTGGAGGGCGTACTCAGAGAAAACACACCCTCGAGGGTTTGTTCCGACGAGCGAGTCCACCCGGTCAGAGCCTACAAGCTGAAAGAGACTCTCAGAGCCGTCTTTGGTCTTCATGCGAATCTTCATCTCCTGAGAATTTCGGGAGAGGACCAGTTCTTCAGGGAAATAGTCTAAGACTCTGCGCCCGTCGTTTGTGATCGAGTCCCAGATAACCTTCTTGGCCTGTGCGTAGGTGGGAAAGATATAATAGTAGACACCTGGATGCTCCCACATCTGTCGGATCATGTAGTTGAGGGCGGTGACGTCTTTTCCAGCTCGGCGAGGAAGGACGGCAAGCACCCTTTTGTATCCTGAGTCTAGGGCTTTTAGGATGGGAAGTTGGTAGGGCCTAGGGACAAACTGGTTGAGCCTCCGCTTAACGTCGGCTTCTGTGAGAGGATTGAACAGAGGGTCACTTACGAACTCCATATACTCTTTTCCTGTTCTCCCACAGACGGGTCGGCAGAGATGAGGTCAAAGAGGAACCTCAATATCTCCCATCCCCTGCTCTCTTCCCCGTAGGAGTTTGCTTCCGAGAGCCAGAGCACTTTAGCCATGGCCGCAAGAGAGGCCCGCTCAGTTTCTGGTAGCCGGGAGGAATAGGCCGCCGACTGCGCTTTTCCGAGGCCTTTGGAAAGCTCTGCGTGAAAAAGGTCGATGAGGCGGTGAGTGGTGTCGGATTTGCAGAAGTTTGCGCAGATTTTAGCG